GCAACTATCAAGCTAGTACAGGATGCAACATCACCTGTAACAATTTCCGCTACTAACCCGCTGTACACGATGACCTGCCTAGTAAATGGGCTAACAGATATTAACGGCGCGACAGCCGATTTATCAACTATCGATGTACAATGGAATGTATCGGGTACTGTTGCAGTCGCAACTACTGGTACTTGGTAATCTAACTAAACTAAGGGGCTAAAATGGCAAAACTAGCAATTACTAAAGTCAATGGCGAGAAGACAGAGCATGAAATCACGCCTTTTATTGAGTGGAGTTTTGAGCAGTACGCTAAGAAAGGTTTTCACCGCGCGTTTCGCGAGGATGAGAAGCAGACTGATGTGTACTGGTTAGCTTGGAAATGCCTTAGTCAGAGTGAGACTGTAGTGCCATTTGGAGAAGAATTTATCAAGAATCTCGCATTAGTCGAGGTGCTTGATTCTGACCCCCTGGCATAGACAGGCATTCCATCACTTATCTCGCAGCTCGAATGAGCTTAGAGATTGGAGTGCCTATCCAAACTTTAATAGAGCTTGATACTAGGACTTTTCGAACCCTACTACAGGCAATGCAGGATAAGGCTAAGGAGCAAGCGGATGCCTACAGAGGTAAAAGGCGTAACTGAGTTACGCGCTGCCTTGCGTAAATTTGCTCCCGATTTAAACAAAGAGTTATTAGCTGAGTTCAAAACAGCGCTCTCACCTGTAACAAATAAAGCTAAGAGTTATGTACCTTCAACTGCCCCTGGTAATCTTTTTGGGTGGGATAAAAACTCTAAAGGTAAGTGGAAACTTAACCCTGAAGGTCGAGCCCGTCAATGGCCTCGCTACGATGCAAGCGTAATTAAAGCGGGCATTAAATATAAGACTAGCCCTTCGCTTGCTAATGCTAGAGGGTTTAAGACCCTGGTACGCATTCAAAATAAGTCTTCAGTCGGTGCAATTCTTGAAACTGCAGGTCGATTAAATAAAGATGGACAGCCTCACATAGGGCGCAAGCCTGGCAGTAATAGTTATTCTCATTCAAATAACCCTGAAGCGGGCGCGCATTTTATTCGCCGCGCAGGAAAGCTTTACGGTGAAGGCCGCGCAGGGACAGAGACCCGCTATAACTTAGGCCGCTTAATCTATCGCGCTTGGTATGAAGACCAAGGCCGCGCTAATGCAGCTGTATTTAAAGCTATAGAAAATGCAGATAAGAAATTTCAAGCTCGTACTTCGAAGGGAGCTAAATCAGCGTGAGTAATGTCGAAATTAAGATTGCTACCGAATATAACGGCAAAGGTACTAGAGATGCCGAAAAGGCAATGCGTAAGCTACAGAAAACAGTACGCAACCTTGCAGGGGCTTTAGGCGTTGGATTAAGCGCTCGCGCTGTAGTTCAATTTGGTAAAGCATCAGTTAAAGCATTTGCTGAAGATGAGGCTGCAGCGGCAAAACTTGCTAACACTATGAAGAATTTGGGGCTTGAGTTATCAGCTCCATCGATGCAGCGATTTATAGAGGGACTTGCCACCGCTACGGGCGTGGTCGATGACCAGTTAAGGCCTGCGATGCAGGCTCTATTGCAGGTGACGGGCTCAGTCAGTCAGTCTCAGAAAATCCTAGCTGCTAGTATCGATGTATCACGCGCGACCGGTACTGACTTAACTCAGGTCGCTACAGATATGGCGCAGGCATTTGTAGGTAATACTAAAGGCCTTCGTAAATATAACCTTGGACTTACTCAGGCTGAATTAAAGACAGCATCATTTGCGGACATTATGACCCGCATGAATACATTATTTGGCGGCGCTTCTCAGGCTTTCTTAGCTACTTATGCTGGTCAGTTATCGCTATTAGGCCAAGCTGCAGGTGAAGCGCAAGAAAAAATAGGCAAGGGTATTATTGATGGCCTAGTTGCATTAAATGGTAAAGATGCAGATATAACTAATGTCGTAACTCTTATGCAGAATTTGGCTCAAGCTGCAGCGGATACAGCTTATGGATTTGGATTAATTGCAGGCAAGATTGCTAGCATTCCTATATTGGGAGACACTTTAAAAGCTGCAGGATGGCTTTTAACCAATACTGGAATTCTTGGCGGCGCTCGTATGCTTGGCGAAAGTCAGCGTAAGAAAGATGAGCAAAAAGGCGCTGTAACAGGTCAGGTTTCATCCGCAATTGCGGCTAAAGCTAGAGAAGACCAGGCTAAAGCTGAGAAACTAGCTAAAGCCCGCGCCAAAGCTTTACTCGATGCTCAGAATAAAGCGCTAAAGACTCAAAAAGATTCGCTCAAGATTAAGCAAATGGGCGCAGTATTTGACCTACAGCAAATCCAAATCACAGCTGCGCTTAAAGGCAAAATTTCTGAAGAAGAGCGCACTCGCTTAGAGCTGCAGTCTGCGCTACTTGCGGGTAATGTGGACGAAGCTGAGCGCCTAGTTAAGAAGCTTGCTGAGACTACAGGCCTTGGCGTAGAGCTTCGCGCTTGGCTATTAAAGCTTCCTGATGCTAAGAATCCATTTGAAGCCTGGAAAGGTTATCTCGATGCTATCGAAGCGCAAGCTAAGCGAATCGGTAACGGGCCTACGGGCGCGCAGTCATACATGGGGCAGCTTATTACTCCTACTCAGATACTCGAAGACCCTAGTAAGTATGTAGATATAATTCTTGCAGATTCAGAGCGCGCGCGCTTGCAAGCCGAAGCTGTATTAAAATCATTAGGAATTGATAGCCCTAACGCTAGTACTACTGTAAATATTACAGTCGAAGGCAGCGTAACTACTGAAAGCGATTTAGTCGAAGTAGTCCGCAATGGTCTTATTAATAACTCCATGAGCAGCAAGCTCGCGCAACTTGAGCGCAACCTTGGAGCATTTGGATAATGGCGCTTCCTGCAACCATATCCGTTAGCTTCGACTTCAATTCTTCAGCGACATTCGGCTACCCCTTCACAATAGGCGATGAAAAATTTGGCAAGCTTGGCGGCGTAGGTACGCTTGCTTCTTCTTCCGTACCTATTCCAGTAGTAGACCTAAGCTCACAAACTCGCCAAATAAGCATTCGCCGCGGAAGAAACATTATGCGCGATACTTACGAGGCGGGTTCATGTACCGTCCGCGTTACTGATACTGATGGTTCGTGGAATCCTCAAAATGTGAATTCTAAATATTACCCATATTTAACACCGATGCGTAAGCTGCGCGTTTCAGCTACTACTGCCACTACTTCACAGTTTCTATTTAGCGGTTATGTAGAATCCTACAAATATACATATCCTCAAAGCTCCGAAGAATTAGGTTTTGTCGACATAATTTGCAGCGATGCCTTTAGGCTGATGCAGCTTGCTAGCGTGGTAAGCGTTACTGACGCTACCGCAGGCCAGGATACAGGCACTCGAATAAGCAAGATTCTCGACCAAATGCAATGGCCTACCAATATGCGCGCTATAGATACTGGAAATAGTACCTGTATAGCTGACCCTGGATATTCCAGAGCAGGCTTAGAGGCTATTAAAAACGCCGAATTCAGCGAACAGGGCGCAGCCTATATCTCAGCTGAAGGAAACTTAGTATTTAAGAATCGCACAAATGTAATTAAAGCTGCAGGTAATACGCCTATCGAGTTTAATAACGCTACAGGCATTCCTTTTAAATCCCTTATTTTCGCCTTTGATGATAAATTAATTGTGAACTCGTCATCGATGACCCGCTACGGTTCAACTGCTCAGACAGCTCAAGATTCAGCTTCCATTACTAAATACTTTCCGCATCAAAGTAATCAGAGTAATTTGGTAATTGAGACTGACGCTGATGCTTTAAATATAGCTAAAATCTATGTCGCTACGAGAGCCGAAACTTCCATACGCATCGATTCTATGAGCGTAGATTTGCTAGACCCTAATGTGCCTACAAATACTATTTTAGCTATCGACTATTTTGACCAGTTAAAAATAACATCAGTACAGCCTGACGGTTCAACAATCATTAAAACCTTGCAATCGCAAGGCGTTAACTGGGATATTTCACCGAATAAGCTTACGGTTACTTACACGACACTTGAGCCTATCGTTGAAGGGTTTATAATTGGGTCAGCTGTAAGCGGTATAATCGGCACATCTATAATGGCATACTAGGAGAAAAATGGCACAAGGTTTAGGGTTTATTGAATTTTCTACTGGGGATGTCTTATCGGCAGCCACAGCTAATGGCTATTTGGCTTCTCAAACTGTTATGGTATTTGCGAGTGCGGCTGCGCGAACTTCAGCTATTGCAACACCTTATGAAGGTATGATTTCTTACCTTAAAGATACTGATGTTACTCAATATTACAGCGGTAGCGCATGGGTAACTATAGGCGGTACAGCCTCACCATTAACTACTAAGGGAGACCTTTACGGTTATTCGACTACAAATGCTCGTATTCCTGTTGGTACTAATGGTCAGGTTCTTACAGCGGATTCCGCTCAGGCTTTAGGTCTTAAATGGGCCGCGGCTTCAGGTGGGCCTACTAACTGGACATTACTTAATGCAGGCGGTACAGCGCTAACAGGCGCAGCAAGCATTACTGTAAGTTTTACTGCTCCAAAACAGTTAATGGTACTTATGGTTGGTGCTTCCGCTGGAGCGCGTTCTTTCTTTACTTTACGCCCAAATAATATTTCAAGTGCGGATTATTCTGTCGCTGGCGGGATGATGCAAATTGCTACGGGTACTCCAGGTTCTTATGTACGCGCAACAGCATATGGCGCTTACTCAACAAATACTGATATTGCTTTTGGCACTATGTCCAATAATGCGGCTTCACTTGTTGCTGCGTCTTGTTTTATAGATTTGACCGACCAAACAGGTTGGAAAAATTACTCAGTAACAGCAGCAGGTGACGATACCGTTGGAGAAGGAAATCAAGTTTATTTTACGCAGGGGATACTAGAAGCCGCTGCAACCATTACTTCGGTTACCGTTTTATCTTCAGTAGGCAATTTTGACGCTGGAACTATCTACGTATTAGGAGCTAACTAATGTATAACCATAAAATCGTTAATACAGA